TTTTAAACTTAAACAAGAACACGGTGAAGGCGAAAGTCATCGTTATTTGATATTTTTAGAAGATTGGAAACGTGGACACTATTATGAAGTACACGATCAACCTTTTACTAAATGGAAAGCAGGTGACTGGGTCAAATTTGGTATAGACGATTGGCACATAGCAGGTAATATGGGAGAGGAACCTTTTTATTCTGCACAGATTACGGTGTTAAAAAATGATTAAAGGACATATAGACCTTTCTTGGTTAGACGAGAGAGAATTATATCTTACAAAGTTTGTAGAAGAAACAAATACTGTTTGGTCTGGAGGCTATTGGAAAGATAACAATATGGCAATACCAGATTATCCTACGGATGGTCCTATAGTATTACAAACATATGACGAATATGCCCCTGCATACGCACAAAAAATTCGAGAACTGTTCCCACAGATAGAACATTCCATGGTTACTGTAAATTGTATTAAACCAGGCAGATTCATAGGACCACATATAGATAAATTTTTTAGGCTGAACGATTTAGCAAAATTAAACAAATGGGATATACAAGGTAAGATACCTGTAAGGGTAAATGTATTTCTACAAGATAAAATTATGGGTCATTTTTTAGAAATAGAAGATTACTCTTTTCCGGAATATTGTAAGGGCGATTATACTTACATACTTAAAAACCAAGTACATTGTGTAAGTAATGTAAGTAATATAAATAGATATACATTACAAATAACAGGGTACGCAAAAACAGAGGACATTACATGAGAATATTTATAACAGGTGCAGACGGTTTTATTGGCCAACACATGGTTGAAAGACTTAAAGGCAAACATGAACTTGCATTTTTGACAGAAGATTTAAGAGACCATGCCAAGGTTGCTATGCAGATATCAACTTTTGATCCAGAGGTAATTGTTCATCTAGCGGCTAGAACAGAAGTAGAAGATAGTTTTTACGAGCAAATTACATTTAGTGAAATAAATTATGTTGGTACAGTAAATTTAATTGAAATTGCTTCTAAACTAAAAAATTTAAAAAACTTTGTGTTTGCTAGTACAATGGAAGTATATGGCTGGCAACCAATAAGCGACTTAATTAGAGACGGAAAAGAAGAAAGTATTATTGCATTTAATGAAGCAACTCCTCCAAATCCAAATGCACCATATGCCGTTGCAAAATATGGGTGTGAAAAATACTTAGAGTACGCTCATAGAAGTTATGGGTTACCATTTACAGCAATACGTCAAACAAATGCTTATGGTAGAAAAGATAATGACTTTTTTGTTACTGAACAAATAATTACACAAATGCTTAAGAACCCAGATGAGATAAATTTAGGTTACGGTGAGCCATACAGAAACTTTATTTACATTGATGATTTACTTGATGCTTGGGAATCTGTTATCACAAATCCTGACAAGTGTGCAGGAGAAATATTTTGTATAGGACCTGATAATGCAATTAAAATAAAAGACTATGTAAAACTTATTGCAGATAAGTTAAACTGGAACGGACATGTAAATTGGAATACTAAGCCTAAAAGACCTGGTGAAATTTACTTATTAAATAGTACAAATCATAAAATTACTACAAGATTAGGTTGGGTTCCAAAAGTAGAATTAAGTGAAGGTTTAGATAAAACTATTGCAGTCTGGAAAGACATTGTAGAAAACGATCTCCCACATAATGTAGATAGGAAATTTTCCAAAGGAAAATAAGTTCTTGACAAACTTCTAAATTTTGCTATACTAGTGGTAATATTACTAGGAGTGGCAAATGGACCTATACATCGCAGTTTCAATCTTTATCGTTGCAAATAGCCTATATTTCTATAATTTAGGTAAAAAACAAGGCTTAACGGAAGGAAAATTTACTGGCATGATAAGTATTGTTCAGTTCTTAAAGGAAAAAAACGTCCTTAAAGATAAAAAAGATATAACAGGATATGAAAGATGGCCTGAGGCAATCAAAGTTTTATATGTTACTGCAAATCCTGATTTATTTGAAGACTGAGACACTACATGGCAAAACGTAAAAAGAAAAGTTTATTTTTAATACCAGAACCAAACTGGGTAGAATTATCCAAACTTACAGACAATAAAGACAGGGAAGATGCATTTCAATCTGTATCTTATTTTGTGCATTCAGAAATTGACACTAAATCAAAATGCAAAGCAATGAAAAAATGGATTAAGGAAGAAAGCGGGTGGACTGACGAAGAAATTAAGTATACAACGACCACAGGTCTTGATCCTTGGTTGCAAATGTCAGGAAAGTATTGTTGGGTATATTATAAGTTAGGCTACATGCCAGAAGGTCCTCTAAAGTATCTACATACAAATAGAAAGGAAGAGTTTTTAAAACTTGGTAAAAAATACTACAAAGAGTCTGTAGCGAAAAAAGAAGTAAAAGGAAGTAAGAAAGTTATTAGCATACAGGAAAGAATGTTTGAGCAAGTTTCAGAACTTATGGGAGACTGGGAGAGTATTGTTGATGATTTTATAGATAGTCAAAATATAGATATTAAATCTTTTGACCCTTACAAAAGTATGCAAATATATAAGGGCGGAGTAGTAAAACCTGCCCATGCAAAAATTATTAAAACACATTTACAAAGTCATTTAGAGGAAGCACAGGAAGTTTTAGATTGGAAAGATCCAGACATAAAAGAAGGCTATGCTCATTTCAATTCTAAAATGCGTAAACAATATTTAGAGTTTTATCAGAAAATAGATGTTGCATGTGATACATTTATAGAAACTGGTAAAGCCAAACGTAAACCTCGTAAGCCAAAAGTTATCAGTAGAGAAAAAATAGTTTCTAAGTTAAAGTATCAACTTAATGATTCTGAATTAGGAATAGCAAGTATAAATCCTGCAGAGATAATAGATGCTACTGAAGTTTGGGTGTACAATACTAAAACTCGTAAAATTGGTGTTTACAAAAAAGCAGAGTTATCAGGTGGTCTTACAGTTAGAGGTACCTCTATATACGATTATGAGGAAGGTACAAGTGTACAGAAGACACTAAGAAAACCAGCAGTACAATTAAAAGAATTTAAAGGTGCCGCAAAAACTAAAATGAACAATGCTTTTAGTAGCATTAAAGCAACAGAAATAAAACTATCAGGGCGTGTGAGCGATACAATTATCATTCTAAAAGCATTTTAATACAAATTTAGATAAATAGTAGTATGGCACAAGATCAAATAGGATATAAAAGTCGAGAAGAACTTATTAAAGAGTTACAACTTCGTTTGGCTGACGGCATGGTTGATGTTGAATTAGACAGAGAGCATTATGACGTTGCTATAGACAAAGCAATTGGTATTTATAGACAGTTAAGTTCTGGTTCAGTAGAAGAAAGTATTATATTTTTCAATACGGAAAAAGATGTAACTGAATATATTTTACCTGACGAGGTCATGGAAGTAAGAAGAATGTATCGTAGAGGTATTGGTACTAATAGTGGCGGTACAAACTTTGATCCTTTTGATGTTGCATTCAACAATATGTATATGCTACAAGCAGGACAAATTGGTGGACTAGCAGTATTTGATGCCTTCTCACAATATAAAGAAACTTTAGGTCGTGTATTTGGTAGCGAATACAACTTCCTTTGGAATAGAAATACTAAACAACTTAAAATTTTAAGAAACGTTAGACACGAAGAAGAAATTGCTGTTGGCGTATATAATTTTATTCCTGAAAGTATTATGCTAAGAGATGTCTATTCCAGCAATTGGTTAGGTTCTTATTCTCTAGCAATGAGCAAAATGATGTTAGGTGAAGCAAGAAGTAAATATGCTTCCGGTCTTCCAGGAGCAGGAGGAGCCATACAATTAAATGGTGATGCTCTTAAAAATGAAGCACAAGCAGAAATGCAAACACTAAAAGATAGTATACATAATTATGAAGAGGGTAATACCCCTCTAGGATTTGTGATAGGATAATGATAATAGGCATTTGCGGTTTTATCGGCAGTGGCAAAGATACAGTTGCTAATATGTTTGTAGAACGTGGATGTGCTCATGATAGTTTCGCCGCCCCTTTAAAAGATTTATGTTCCAGTATTTTTGGTTGGGAAAGATACATGCTGGAAGGCGATACTGTTGAAAGCAGAGATTTTAGAGAAACACCTGACATGTTCTGGACTAGAAAATTAGGCGTTCCAAACTTTACACCAAGACTAGCATTACAACTATTAGGTACAGAAGTACTTAGAAACCATTTTGATCAAGACATTTGGCTTAGTAGTTTAGAATATAGAATAAGAAAGCAGGATGAAAGTGCTCCTTGTGTAGTTGTTAGTGATGCAAGATTTAGAAACGAGTTAGATCTTATAAAAGAAATGGGCGGTGTAGTTATTTGGGTACAACGTGGTGAATTACCTGAATGGTTTGATACAGCAAAAACGGCACACGAAAATGTTGTAAGCAGAAAGATAATGACTACAAAATACAGAGACATTCATGAAAGTGAATGGAATTGGGCAGGCTACCCAGTTGATTACATTATTAATAATAATGGCACCCTCGAAGATCTAGCCAAGCAAGTAGAAGAAATACGAAACTGGAAAACAGGCGAATTTAAAGATATCCTACACATTGTATAATACCTGCTAATACCTAGCAATTCCGTAAATACAGTATAATTCATTATTTTGATAAATAAAGGTAATACGACAGTATTGTACAATACATAATAGGAGAATAAAATGGCAACATTATCATCACCTGGAGTAAGTGTAACAGTATCAGACGAGAGTTTTTATGCTCCTGCTGGTGCTGGAAGTGTACCTTTAATCGTTATTGCTACGGCACAGGACAAATCAAGTCCAGACGGTTCAGGTATATCAGCATATACAACTTCAGCAACAGCCGGAAAACTTTATCGAGTTTCTAGCCAAAGAGAGTTACTACAAAATTATGGTAATCCAGAATTTAAATCAAGCGGATTAACACAATTACACGGTAGCGAACAGAATGAATACGGTCTTTTATCAGCATACAGTTTCTTAGGTATAGCCAATAGTGCATACGTTTTAAGAGCAGACGTTGATTTAAATGACTTATCACCATCTGCAACTGCACCTACATCTAAACCTGCTAACGGTAGTTACTGGTTAGATACATCAACATCAGTAATTGGTGTTAAAAAATGGGACGGTTCTGCATGGGTAAAACAAACAGTCAAAGTTCCAGCAAGTACAGATCTTACTGTTGGAGATATTCCAAAAGCATCATACGGTATGAAAAATGACTATGCAGTTGTATATTTTACAACAGCAGGTGCTACAAAGTCAGACATTAAAGTTTACCAAAAAACTAATGACACTACTTGGGACGTAATTGGTGATTCAGGTTGGGGAACTAGAACTTCTTCAGCAGATTTCCAAATAGGTGATCACAGTGATTTACCTTCCACAAGACAAGGTGGTGGTTCACTAGTAGCAGGCGATGTATTCTTACAACAGAATTCATTAAGTAATGGTACCGATTTTAAAGTTAAACTATACAATAGCAACACTGGTTTATTTACAGACCAGACTGTATATGCAAGAAAAAGCATGTCAGATGCATATGGTACTAGTTTTCATGGTTCTAGCCCAGTTGTTGGAGATCTATTTGTAGATGTTGCAGGTGTTGGACAAGACAACGACTATGCATGGTTTACACCTAAAAGACATAACGGTAATAGCACTATTAGTGCAGAAAGTACAGCGGCATTAGACGGTTCTGAAGTTGTTATTTCATCACATGCGGCTAAAGTTAGTTTGATTATGAGAGTTAATGACGGTTCAAATGTTAATGTAACATTTACAACTGATACAGATGCAAACGGTAATGCAAGTGTTGATGACATGGTTATTGATATCAATACAGCACTAGCGGCGGCATCAAATGCAACTAACTCAGCAAATGTTATTGCTTCTAATAATAATGGTAAGTTAAACATTTATAATAGTGATGGTAAAGATATTTTGCTTATGGCAGGTAACGTTTCTGGATTCGGTCCTGCACAACTTAACCTAACTGCAGATGTTCCTTACAGTAACTTTGAAGCATTAAGTTTCACAGCAAAAGCAACAGAATTAACTGGTGACTTAGCAGAAGGAATGCTATGGTATGACGCAACTGTAAGTACAAGCAAAGTTGATATTCTTTATAATAATGCAGGTTCTTGGGCAACTTATACAGGTGATGTACAAGTTACTTCTACACAACCTACAAAACAAGCAGACGGTACTTCTTTACAGGTTAACGATTTGTGGATTGACGGTAGTGATTTAGAAAACTATCCTAAAATTTACAAATATAGTTCTGCAAATGAATGGGTATTAGTTGACAATTCAGATCAACTTACACCAGCAGGTATAGTATTTGGTGACTTTAGAGCAACAAAAGCCGGTGCATTAATTAGTGAAGCAAATGGCCTTCCATCACCTACACTATATCCAAGTAACATCTTAGCATGGAACAAAATGGCAAGTGGCGGTAATGTCAAGAAATACGATAGTGCTTCTGGACTATGGAAAGACTACAGCGGTAATAAAGCAGATGGCTCACCTCACATGTTGAGAAAGGCACAGAGAAAAGTTATTGTAACAGCACTTCAGGCGGCTCTTACTGCAAACCAAGATATCAGAAACGAAACAAACCGTTTCAATATTGTAGCAGTTCCAGGGTATCCTGAACTAGCAGATGAGATGATATCACTTGGTACAGATCGTAAGAATACAGTATTTAGTGTTATAGATGCACCATTAAGATTGGCCGCAGACGCAACAAGTACTTCAAACTGGATTAATAACAATGCAGTTACAACTGAAAATGGAGAAGACGGTTTAGTTACTAATTCACCATATGCGGCTGTTTACTATCCACATGGTTTATCAAGTAATCTAGACGGTTCAAGTGTTATGGTTCCTGCTTCACATATGGCATTGAGAACATTAGCATTTAACGATCAGGTGGCTTTCCCATGGTTTGCACCAGCAGGATTCCAAAGAGGATTAGTAAGTAATGCTTCTGGAACAGGTTATCTTGACGCAACAACTAGCGAATTTGTAGCAGTTGCTTTAAGTGAAGGACAAAGAGATAGTCTTTACACTAACAAGATTAACCCTATTGGAAACTTCCCAGGCAGAGGAATTGCAGTATTTGGTCAAAAGACTTTAAACTCAGTTTCAAGTGCATTGGATAGAGTAAATGTTGCTAGACTTGTTGTTTATCTACGTGAACAGTTAGACGACGCAGTTAAGCCATTCTTGTTTGAACCAAACGATGAAGTAACAAGATCAAATGCTAAAGTAGTTGTTGATAGACTACTTGGTGAACTTGTTTCTCAACGTGGATTGTTTGACTTTGTTACAGTTTGTGACACAACAAACAATACAGCGGCAAGAATTGATAGAAACGAATTGCATATTGACATAGCGATACAGCCTGTTAAAGCAGTTGAGTTTATATACATTCCAATTAGAATCCAAAATACATTGGGACAAACAGGTTAAGTTTTAACTTAAACTATAAAAAGGGCGGTATTTACTGCCCTTTTTTGTGAATAAATTATATACGCAGTTAACCTTTTTTGGGTCAAAGTGATAAATATTCGTATATAAAAGTTCGTTAGGAGAACAATATGGCAGTATCAAGTGCAACAACAGAAACTAAAAGCAAATTTGGTGTTCCAGTAACAGGTAATACCGGTTCAGGCGTTTTAATGCCTAAACTAAAATATAGATTTAGAGTTAGTTTTTTAAACAATTTTGGTGGAAGTGCAGAAACTAAAGTTTTAACACAAAACATCCAATCAGTATCTAGACCAAAGATCTCTTATGAAGAGCAGGTAATAGATAGTTATAACTCAAAAATTTATGTACAAGGTAAACATACTTGGGAACAAATTAATGTTACTATTCGTGATGATATCACTAACCAAGTAGCAAAACAAGTTGGTGCTCAGGTGCAAAGACAGTTAAATCATTTCCAACAATCAACACCAGCATCTGGTAGTGACTATAAATTTGACATGCAGGTAGAAATACTTGACGGTGTTAATGCAGGTGCTACTGAAGTTTGGTTCCTTGAAGGATGTTTTTTAACTAACGTTGATTACAGTGAAACGGATTATAGTGCGAGTGACGCCGTACAGATTACTCTACAGGTTAGATACGATAATGCAATCCACTTTGAAGGTGATAATGACATTAACGGTAGAACTGTAAGTGGTAACCCATTCCCAGAAACAGTGAGCACAGGCACAGGAACATTAGGTTAAGGAGTAATCCTTAATGGAGTTTTTCAAATCAGGTAATAATCGGAAGTTCTTTCTTAAGGACTTCCGTAATGCCGAACATTACAAACCTGACATTGCTCCACCAAGACAGCAATTTCAAGGGTATGTAAATTTCATTATTAATAGAAGACTTATTTCCATGATGGAAGATACTTCTTCTTTTAGAACAAGAATTTCTTCTCTTGTTAGAACTGCAACATTGCCTGAGGTAACGTTCGCTACAGAAACTAAAAATTCATTTAATCGTAAAAAAATTATACAGATTGGAGTAGATCATAGTCCAATTAGTCTGACGGTTATGGATACAGTACAAAATGAATGGTTAACGTTATTCATGAAATACTACTCATATCATTATATGAACCCAAGAAATAAATTTGATGGTGACACACGAGACACATCTTTTATGGGTGGTGACGCACATGGAGGATACCAAGCAGGACACTTTGGACTTCAAGGCGAAACTAATGGTAAAGGCTTCCAATGGAGTAGTAATGATTTTGGATTAGATTTAGGTGTTACTAAAAACTTTTTTGAAAGAATAGACCTAATCTTATATCATGGCGACAAAGGTGTTCAATATTCATTGTTCAACCCTATGATGAAAGGATTTTCAGGAAGTAGTATAGACTATTCCTCTAGTGAACTAATGGATTTTAAAATAGATTTTGAATATGAAAACTTTACTACAACTAATGTATATAATTTTTCTTTAGGTGAACAAGATTTAGCAAGGTTTGAAAATATGGCAGGTGCTAAATTACCTGGAATGGGGTCAATTAAAAAACCAGTTGCTTTAGATGATACAAAGTTAAGTATTTTAAATGGAAAAGATGGAGACGGAAGATCTAGAACACAACAGCCTAAAACAGGTGGAAAAGAAACAGGCGTAGACAGTTACATGAATACGGATAAAATGTTTGATGATAGCAGTATACTAGTATCAGAATTAGCAGAAGGTTCTAATACTAACAGAATTTATACACCGGTTAAAAAAGCAGAAAGTAGTGGTAAAACAGGATTTGAAGGATTTAACAGTTGGTTAGAAGAATCTCCATTTGGTAGAATAGTAGACAGAGGATTGTCTGCTGTAATTAATGGACAAGACACATCAGATATATTAAAACAAGCATTAACAGATGAAATTAATTATGCAATAACTAATGATTCAGATCAACGAGATATATTTAATAATGTTGAGCCTGGTAGTGAAAGCGATAAGCAAAATGACAGTGGTAACCAAAATGAATCAACTGAAACTAATAATTCTAATGAATCACCTTACATACCTTTAAGTTTTTAAAATGAGTAGTTCTTTATATAATACATTTGGAAATGAAATAGAATACAAGGTATTACAATCAACGTTGACTACATTTTTAGAAAATGCAACCATTAAGTTTCCTTTACCTCAAGCAAGTTCTCAAATATTAGGTGATTTTTCTAGTAATTCAGCACAAACTTTAAATGGTCCATTGTTAGAACAAATATTTTTAAGATTGCAAACTTTAGGTTTTAAGACTGCCAATGCTAAAGCATTATCAGTTGTTCTTATAAAAGTTGCAGAACAACAAAATATGAACCCAATGGATTTCTTTAGTATAAATGAAAACACTTTAAATATAACAAAACAAGCCTATGATGCCATTAATGAATTAAGACCTAATGGCAACAGAGTAAACTTAGTTACACCTAAAAATAATTCTAAAAGTCCAGTAAGTAAACTTTTAAAGTCATAACATGGCCAAATATCAACAAGGCTTATATGAAGTTGCAAATACATCAAAGTTTGTAGGCACCAAACCACCTAAGTACAGAAGCAGTTGGGAATTAGCATTTATGCGTATGTGCGATAGTCATCCTAATATACTTAAATGGGCAAGTGAAAATGTAAAGATTCCTTATAGAAGTCCTGTTGATGGCAAGTATCACAACTATGTTCCTGACTTTATGATACAATATCAAGACAAAGATGGCACTGAACATGTAGAACTTATAGAGATAAAACCTGCTAATCAAACTACATTAGAGAATGCTCGTAGCAGAGGACAAGCCATACAAACACATATAAACGCCGCTAAGTGGACTGCGGCACAAGAATGGTGTAAACGTAAAGGCATACGTTTTAAAGTTATTAACGAAGATCAAATATTCTCAAATAAAAAACCTCGTAATAAAAAACAACGTATTGCTAAGAAGAGAGTCAAATGAAAATATTTGAAATAGCAAATTCGATTGATCATAGATATATCATAAGAAAAATAATGATAGATAAAAAATGGCCAGCAGGACTTATTAAGGAAATTGAAGATGAATGGATAATGAAAGATCCCACAGCAGGTAAAGATGCCGTACAGTATATATCTAATTTAAAATTAATTAGCCCAACACCAGTAAAAATGCCTGTAGAAAAACTATTACAACATAAAGATAATATACTTCAAATGAAAAATTTACCCCAGGACATACTAGATAAAATAAAACAAAATCATCCAAATAGTCCCATACCAAATAATATTAACAAAAACTTTGAAAAGAATCCTAACAGATATGATCAATATTCTAAAATGGACCCTTCTACAGCAAGACCCAGTGTAATGGTAGATGGCGCAATAGATTTTGGTGTAGGCAGATTCACAGCCGCATTAGTAAGAGGCGACCAGCACTTGAACGTTTGGCAATTACAAGCAAATAAATAGAAGTATGACTAAAAAATTAGAAGAAGAATTCAATTTACCTCCTATCGAAGAAGTAACTAATACTGACGAGGAAGTTGTACCTACTGTAGAAGAAACACAGGAAGTCATAGAGGAAGTACAAGGTGCTTTAAGTGTTAGTGAAAAAATTAATTTAGCATTTAAAGAAGTTAAAGGTTTAGAAAGTCACGAAGTTGAAATGAACGACATAGCCAAGAAGGCTATAGAAAGTTATGAGCAACTGATGAGTTTAGGCATGAATGTTAGTGATATGGCGGCTGGTAAAGTATTTGCAGAAGCAAGTAACATGTTAAAGATAGCCTTAGATGCCAGTGATGCTAAAACAAAAGCAAAGTTACAACAAATAGACCTAATGCTTAAAAAAGCAAGAATAGATAAGTTTGATAACAAGGGCACAGAAACAGAAGCCGTTCAAGCAACTGTATTCGATAGAAATGATTTATTAAAAATTATTAAAGGCGAAAGTTAAGGCCTAATCCACTCACCGTTTTTAAAAACAACAACTTCACCATACTGGTCTAAAGTGTACTCTCCTTCTGTAGGATTTTGGGGTTCTCTTACTTTAATTTTTGACATACAATTATTTAGCAAAAAAATTAATAATCTGATAAATAAGTGTAACAACGGAGTTTAAATATGAAACTTAAAGAATATATAACAGAATCATTTAACAAAGAATACGGCTATAGAGTAAAGTTTGCCGCTGATTGTGGTTCTGATCAAATGGACATGTTAGAAAAATGTCTAGACAAATATAACTTAGTAAGTGCTACACCTTTTAAAAGAACACCTATTGAAGAGAATCCAAAAGAATTTTACAGAGCAAAAGGTACACAATGTACATCAGAAGTATGTAGTACTGACATTATCTTAAAATACCCAGTCAACGAAAGAATACTAGAAGTATGGCTTGCAGTAAACATGGGCATGGATCACGAAAGAGTTCTTGCTTATGGTGTTAAAGATCCTAGAAGAATAGAATCTGAAATGGCTGAGATGAGAGCAAAAGAAGATGTAGACAGACAAGTTTCAGAAGAAGATGCATTACTAAACGATGAAAGCATGGAACATTACGAAAATGAAAATGCAGATGTTGATTTTAAAGCAAACTTCTTTGGTGAAGAATACAATAAAAAGTTTTTAGAGGAATTAGCAAAAATTAAAGCAGAAAAAGGCGCAGACTACTTCCGTAACTATCCTAGTAAAGACGAATTAATGGGCGACGATCTAGCAGAATTAGGCTCTCAAATACACGGATTACCGAATATGGGTAGAGGTACAGAGTCAAGTAAAACTGTTGATGTTATCTCCCAAAGTAGTAAGAGGTCGTAAAAATGGCAGATAAGAATATTGTAGAGGCTGAACCAGTAATGAAAACTGGTGATATTAGTAGAATTAGAACATTAGGCGGAGCAGAAATGGCTGGCCTAATTACTAGTAGATTACAAAGTGCTAGAGCTCATTTACAGCAAGGTAAGGCACTACCAGCCGCAGAATCAGAACAAATAGAACTATTATTAGGCCTTTTAGACCCAATGATTGAAGCAGGGCATTTACCTAAGTTAATACAATTAAATAAAGTAGCAACTAAAGTAGTAGCCGATAAAAAAGCGGCAATGCAAAAAGATCTTGATGTACCTGCATGGCAAAGACAAGGTAAAACAAGAGCAGATATGGGTATCAATGATCCTGATGGCGGCAAAATACCAGGGCCTAATGAAATTGCTTCCGGACAAATAGAATCTATAGAAGAAGAACTTTCAAGAAATGCTGTAGAAAAAATGGTAGGTGATGATCCTGCATTAGCACAAAAGGTAATGATGGTTTACGATATGATGAAGAAAGGAGAGGGAATTCCACCTTCACATTCACAATCGTTTTTTCAGTTCATTAAACCTGTTTTAGATAGTTTAACTGGCACAGATGCAGTTGCTAGTATTACAAGACATAAAGAAAAATTTGCACAAGATACACAACCACAAGATCAACAAGATCAACAAGATCAACAAGAACCACAACAACCTAATCAAGATGATCAACAACTTCAAGATATGGGACAAGAAAAAACACATAAAGATTTAGGAAAAGTTAGAGTTATTAGTTCTACTATGCCTAAAGCAGATGATGAGGCTATTGTTCAAACAGATGATGGTAAAGTAGTAAAAGTGAAACTAGCAGATTTAGAAGAAGGTATGGAAATAGAAACAATGGATTTAGATGAATTAAAAATGTTAGCAGGTCTTTCAGAAGCAATGAGCGATGCTTATGGTGATGCTGATTCTCCTGAAAATGTTGAAGTTCAAGGTTCAGTAGAATTTAAGCAACATAAAAATACTGATAAAGGTTCAGTAAGTATTGAAGCAAGTGGCGATGATATGCAAGAACTTGCGAAGGTACTTAAAATGGCAGGGCTCACTTTACCTCAAGACATGTATAAAGATGAACCAGAAGCAGATGATGAACCAGAATCACATGATGAACCTGAAGTACAAGTAGTAGAGCCAGATAGTGATGAAGAATCACCATGTGGCACTAGCGATGCAGACGCTTCATACTCAACAGATAAAGAAGTTTTAGTAAACTATATTAAAGATAAATTAGCAAAACGACTTTCATAAATATATGCTTACCGATCTATATGTAGACGGAACAAGTTATGCCTCAGGTTGGGGTAAAGGCCACGCAAGAAACTTATTTAAAACATCGGATGCCTATTCCTGGGTAGACAGATTTTCAGAAATTACTAATTGTAACAATGTTTGGAATCACTCCTTAGTTGCAAAACCTTGCGATATGCAAGTATTTGATATACGAAACTTCTGCAATCAATACTACAATAAATTTAAAACATTTGATAAACTTTTTGTTATAGCAGAGTATTCTTATATTACATATAGAAGTATAGGAATAGTTAAGGCAAGAGAAGGTATATTTAAAAATCAAGATATTATTCCTGTAGTAATGGCAAAAGGAACAGAAGTGAATTCTAATGAAGCAGGAGGTTTTGGGTATATCATACAATATGTAAGAAAGAGCGATGATTATTTAAATATACAAGAACCTTTATTTGTAAAGATACCAGAAGAACATATAGATCCTGATGATGTAAATAGAGTAAAAGAATTTGCAACACAATGGTTGCTAACAAGATTTACAAATTATATAGAACATTTAGATTATATGTATAAAAACCTATCCCTAATTAAAAACTTTTTAATTAAAAGAAATATTCCTTTTGTAATATATTCTGCCGCAGTATCTGATAATGCTCCAGAAAAAGTTTTTATCGATCAAACTTTAAAAACATTAGCAAAAGATAAAAGGATTATTCCTTTAAAAGAGTTTTCTGGCAGAACATTATCTAAAAAATATTCTATTGAAGAATATACGGTACATCCTGATAAATTAGGCCATATGGCTATAGCTCAACATCTATATGACTGGATATTAAAACATAATCTACACAAAAAACCAAATCCAAGCATAATTACTGTATAAATAGTAATATGGCACGAGGAACAGCAGATACCAGTCTGGTTAAACAAGGCTATAGTAAAGTCGCATATACTCCAGATACTATACAAGATTTTAAGAATTGTGCAGATCCTGTGGGTGGTCCTCTGTATTTTATGACTAATCATGTAAAAATACAACATCCTACAAAAGGTGGTATAGATTTTGATCCTTTTAAATATCAGTTAGACTTAATAGAAAACTATAATAATTACAGATACAGTATTAATATGCTGGGCAGACAGATGGGTAAAACTACTGTAGCGGCAGGATACTTGCTGTGGTATGCTATGTTTAAGCCTGACAGTACAATATTAGTTGCGGCCCACAAACAAGCAGGTGCTCAGGAAATTATGCAACGTATTAGATATGCATATGAAAGTGTGCCAGATCATATTAGAGCCGGTGTAACAGAATACAACAAAGGTTCTATGTCGTTTGATAATGGAAGTAGAATAGTAGCAAGTACAACAACAGAAAATACTGGTAGGGGTATGTCACTTACATTAGTATACTTAGATGAGTTTGCATTTGTGCCACAACGAATTGCGAGTGAATTCTGGACTTCTTTATCTCCCACTTTGGCAACTGGTGGTAAATGTATTATTACATCAACACCTAATAGTGATGAAGATACTTTTGCTATGATATGGAATCAAGCAAATAAACTTTTTGATGAACATGGTAACGAGCAAGATGTAGGTGTTAATGGATTCAAACCTATGTTAGCGATCTGGGACCAACATCCAGATAGAGATGCCATATGGGCAACAGAAGAAAGAGGCAGAATTGGTGAAGAACGTTTTAAACGTGAACACGAATGTGAATTTGTTATATATGATGAGACACTTATAGACCCTTTAAAACTATTAGAAATGAATGGAAAGGAGCCTATACTTAAAAGTGGGCAAGTAAGATGGTATAAACACCCAACACCAGAAGGCATATATGTATTGTCTTTAGACCCAAGTACAGGAACAGGGGGCGATAACGCCGCCATACAGGTCCTAGAATTACCAAGTATGGTACAAGTAGCAGAGTGGTGCCACAATAAAACGCCCATAGAAGGGCAAATAAAAGTTTGTATGGAGATAATGCAATACATAAAAGACCAAGGAGCACCGCAGATTTATTGGAGTGTTGAGAACAATGCTATAGGTGAAGCCGCCCTAGTTGTAATTAGAGATACTGGAGAAGAAAACTTTCCAGGGGAAATGCTACATGAACCTAAAAAGGTACAAGGCAAGAAAGGACGTAGAGGATATTACACAACACATAAAACAAAGATAGAATCTTGTTTAAATCTTAAACGATTAATTGAACACGATAAGATTAAATTAGGCAGTAAGATGTTAATGAGTGAGTTAAAGAATTTTGTATCCACAGCAAATACCTTCAAAGCAAAACCTGGACAATCAGACGATTTAGTTATGAGCCTTACCTTAGGACTTAGAATGATAGATTTTATAAGTACCTTTGAAGACGAGGTTTATAATGCTGTAAATAGTGGTCTTGGTTGGGACGACTTTAATTCAGATGATGACGACGACTGGGATCAACCTATGCCACTTATCTAATGGCAACTTTTAATTTAAAAGGAAAAACTGTAACAATTCCTAACGGATATTCCCAAGAAGACACTATAAAAACATATAGGCACAAACGGCATAAACATCTTCCATTTACATTTACTTCAGAAGACACTTATAAAAAATATGCTATTGAGAGTGGTATATTTAATAGATATGATTTTTTCAAAAACATAGATAAGTTAATTTACCACATAGAATTTAGTAATGAACTTATTTTAGAGAAAATATTAACAGAAGATTTTCACTTTACAATACCCGATTATATTGTTAATGATAGCAACTACAATATTGTTATAGATACAATTACTGCTGATTTATTACCTGATGTAAGCAGTACACAAGAAAATGATTTAGTTTTCCATAAGATTTTAATTAATACAATTAAAAAATATAATTTAAGTAAAGAAAGGTTTATAGTGTTAGGATATTATTATAATATAAATTCTTTAGAATTTACATATATCCCTATACATTATTTGTTTTACTCTAAATATTCTTATGATCCTAATATTCTAGAGGATAAAATTAAACAAATAGAATCTCATACTAAAAGACAATTTAAAATATTATGTCTTAATAATAAACCAAGAGAACATAGAATAGATTTATTTAATTATGCATTTCAAAATGATTTACTTAAAAGTAATCATCATACATTTGCCTCTACTGTAGAAAAATTAAGACATTACACAACAAAAACATATCCGTTTGAGTATTTGCTTCCTTTTAATACAGATTTAACTTTACAAGAAAATAATTGGAGTGGAGCATTTGAACGTTACCAAACTCTTGCAATAAATTCTTATGTTGATTTTAGTACAGAAACAAGATTTATAGAAAACGGCCCTATTATTTTAACAGAAAAAGCATCTCAATCTTTTAAAAATGTTAAACCTTTTGTATATTGTGCAACACCTGGTTCCTTACAACTATTAAAAGATAAGGGATTTAAAACTTTTGATAAATGGTGGTCAGAAGAATATGACAGCATTACTGATAATGAAGAACGTATGAACGAATTATGTAGGTTATACAAAGAATTGACTGAGTATTCTGATGAGCAATGGGTAGATATAATTTACGATATGAAAGATGTTCTAATACACAATTTTAATACCTTTAAACTACATCTAGAACAAGATACCATACTTGACAACATTAACAATCACTTTGAAAACAATCAAATAGATAAATAGTATTATGTCAATTAATATGGAAACAGTAGCAGAAAAAACCTTTAATGTCTTGAAAGGCTTTGGCTTTGAAGTAAGAAGTTTTGATAAAGACGGTAATCAGGTTATTAATCCAAAAGAAGCAACAAGGTTTGCTGTAGCAGAACCTAACTTACTTGCTAGATTAGACATTAAAGAAAAAGCATTACTATTAGCAACAAGTCAGGATTTAAGTGAAAGTCCTGTAAGAGATATGTTAAAAGAACTTGCACAAGATTATTTAATGAGTTTTGACTACAAAATATTTGACAAAAGAATTAAACCTAAAGGCGAAAAAGTAGATATCAAAAGAAATGCGGAGACTGACATGGCAGACGTTATGGAAGAAATTAATACTATAAGAAAATTATCAGGATTAGATCCAGTAGAAGAAAACACAAAAGATCCAGAAAGTAAATGTGACTGTGAATGCTGTTTAGGTTCAGGTATGGTTACTGACGGTAAAACATGTCCAAAATGTGATGGTGATGGTGAAGAGCCGGGCTTTGGTGGTACTAAAGCATACGAAGATAAAGAACAAGTTGCAGAAGCAAGTTTAGGTAAAATGACTGGTAGTAGAAAGTCCAGTTATCAACCACTAGCAGACAATGTTAAAATTATTGTTAGACATAATAAAGATGTAAACGAAGAAGTACGTGGTGCTAGAAGTAGAAATATACATAGTATATTAATACAACGTGGTGAAGAAAAGTTTAAAATGGCAGAAAACAATTTACAGGCCGCAAGAGCAATGGCAAGACATTTGCACAATGGCGGAGAAACTTTTGACGAAATAGGCGAAGCAATTACAGAAATGTCAAAAGACTATGGCAAACTTAGAGAATTTGTTAGATATGTAAGAAAGGCTAACTTGGTTAACGAAACCAATGAAGAGTTTGTAGCATTAGCAGTAGAAAATATTAATGATATAAAAACAAACTTAAAAAGATTAAGTGGTGTTAAGTCTTATGCAAATGCAGTAGAAACAGTTACAAATTATAACAATGTAGAATTGTTACAAGACGACTTAGATTTAGAAAGTAAATTTACAGAAACACATTTTGATGACAAAGTTGCAAATGTATTAGATAATTTAAAAGTAATGGCTAGTAAAAGAAATGCTTTTGAAAGTTACATTACAAACGCAATAGCAAACGAAACGTTTGAAAACATTAAAGATCAACTTAAAGAAGACGAGTTAATGGAATTTGATACACCTCATGCTAAACTTGGACATCAAGTTAGTAGATTAGGGTTTAATGCAAAAGACGAAAAACTTGGAAACTATTTACATAGCATTAGTAGTAAACTTAATGCTGGTGGACAACTAAGCCAATTCGAGTACGGCGCAATTAAAAGTAGTCTATTAAGTGCAGGTCAGCACAATGTACAAACTGCTCCTATGACAGCAACAGAGTCATATGAAGCATTTTTAGACCAGTTTATCATATAATATTACGTTATAAAGATAAATAAATTTGTTGGAAAGGTAAAGTAATTTAATTTTCCAATAGTTGTAAAAAAGTACTTGACTTTTTTGCATCAAGGCATTATAATAAAAAAACAGTTGTATCCTAAACACAGAAGGTACAGCGAAACATGGCATATAGGAGAAAAAACATGGCATCTTTAGCAGAAATCAGAGCAAAACTACAATCAATGGAATCTAAACCAGGCGGTGGTTCAAAAGCTCAAGGCGATAACGCAATATACCCATTTTGGAACATAGACGAAGGCACATCAGCAGTGATGAGGTTTTTGCCTGATAGTGATCCAAATAACACGTTCTTTTGGGTAGAACGACAAATGATCAGACTAACATTTCCAGGAGTGGCAGGCGGAGACGCAAGGCCAGTTACTGTACAAGTCCCTTGTATGGAAATGTGGAATGAGACATGTCCAATATTAACTGAGGTAAGACCTTGGTTCAAAGATCCTTCTTTAGAAGATATGGGTCGTAAATATTGGAAAAAAAGAAGTTACATTTTCCAAGGGTTTGTAAATGAAAATCCTTTAGATGAGACTTCACCAGAGAATCCAATTAGAAGATTTGTAATTGGTCCTCAAATATTTAACATAATCAAATCAGCACTTATGGACCCAGAGATGGAAAACCTTCCAACAGACTATGTTGCAGGTACTGATTTCAGATTATCCAAAACAACCAAAGGTCAATATGCAGACTATTCTACAAGTAAGTGGGCGAGAAAAGAAAGTGCTCTTACTGAAGAAAACTTAGCGGCAATTGATACACATGGTTTGTATAACTTAAACGACTTCCTTCCAGCAAAACCAAGTGCTGAGGGAGTACAAGCAATTTCCGAAATGTTTGCGGCAAGTGTAGACGGGGAACTTTATGACCCTGCAAAGTGGGGTGATTTTTACAAACCCTACGGACTTGATACAGGAAGTAGCACACAATCAACAGTCGCTCCAGCTCAAACTGTACAAGCAACTGCAACAGAGAGTGTGGCACCTGTAACAACACCTGCACCAGCAGTAGCGGAAACAACTGCACCAGCAGTAGAAACTCCTGCTCCAGCACCAGCGGCTGAACCCGTTGCAAGTGCTCCAGCAGAAGGAGACGCAGGCAAGAAGTCAGCAGATGACATTCTTAATATGATTCGTAACAGACAATCAAGTTAAGGAGATATCATGCAAAAACCATTTGACTTAACAAAGTTCAGAACCGGTTTAACTAAAAGCATTAGTGGAATTAGTGCTGGTTTCCATGACCCAAAGGATTGGATCAGCACTGGTAACAAAACATTAGACTACCTAATAAGTGGGGACTTCAATGGAGGTATCCCACTAGGTAAAGTTAGTGTGTTTGCAGGTGAATCAGGTTCTGGTAAATCGTTTATATGTTCTGGCAACATTGTTAAAAATGCACAAGATCAAGGATGTCAAGTAGTATTATTTGACTCTGAAAATGCATTGGATGAACAATGGCTACAGGCATTAGATGTAGATACGTCACCAGAAAAACTATTAAAAATTAGTGTTTCAATGATTGACGATGTTGCTAAAGCAATAAGTGAATTTATGAAAGACTATAAAAGCAATTATGGCGATATGGCATATGAAGATATGCCTAAGTTACTGTTTGTTATAGATAGTTTAGGAATGTTGTTGACGCCTACAGACGTAACACAATTTGAGAAAGGTGATATGAAAGGTGATATGGGTAGAAAACCAAAGGCTTTGGCGTCTTTAGTTAGAAACACAGTTAACCAAATAGCACCCTTTCCAATTGGAATTGTAGCAACAAACCACACTTATGCTTCGCAAGATATGTTTGACCCTGATGATAAAATATCAGGTGGACAAGGTTTTATATACGCATCAAGTATTGTTGTAGCAATTAAAAAACTTAAACTAAAAGAGGACGAAGCAGGAAACAAAGTTTCTACAGTACAAGGTATAAGAGCCGCCTGTAAAGTAATGAAGTCTAGATATAGTAAACCTTTTGAAGGTGTACAGATTAAGATTCCATATGAAACAGGAATGGACCCATATAGTGGTATGGTAGAAATGTTAGAAGCAAAAGAGATACTTACTAAAGTAGGTAATAAACTTTCTTATGTTTCTCCTGTAACAGGCGAAGAGATCAAAGAGTTCAGGAAAGGCTGGACTAATGATAAACTACAAGTAATTTTAGATGAATGGGGACAAAATCCTATGGCACAAGATGATGTTGTAGAGGATATTGACCCTGATGTTTTTGAACCAGATACGGAGGATTACACAGATGAGTCCTGAGGTAGCATTACTATTAGACGCATGGGACACGATTAAATCGTTTGTCCCTGCAAAAGAAAGGCTTCATGTAGCAGAAGAACTACTTAGATCTTTTGAAGATCATGTTGATATTTCAGAAGCAGAAGACAATGCTAATGAGTTCGATTCTATTATGAAAGCCGCATTAATCAGCCACTTTGACATTGGGTTGGAAGATGAAGAAGACGAGGATTGGGATTAATTAATGGCTACCCATTATAATAACATTGTTCAAGACTTAGGTAATATAGTTCCGGCGATCGAGTATTACGAAAAAGAACTGAACGAAGCAAGATGGGAAGTCAAAATTAAGGGGAGTCTGGAAAAAGCCAGTTCTTCCCTTCCCGGCCTAACAGAGTTTCGCTTCAATCAACTACAAGAGATTGAAGCAATTCTCGAACATTTAAATATAGAACTTCGTAGAGA